CTTATAAAGAGTTAGCTGAGGCGATAGGGTATGGAGAAGATGCAGTAAAGAAAGCTGCTGCATCAGGTACAGTAAGTGTACCAATGCTAAAGGCTATTGAACTTGTAAAGAAAAACAAAGAACTAGAAAAAGAAATAAATGACACTAGTTTACTGAAGGATATGCTCAAAAAGTTTATAAATTAGTGTATATAATACACTGACTTATAAACAAAAATACTACAATATACACAAATACCATTGACAATATACTATTAATTACACTATAATTCTTTTTAAGAGTGCATCTGTTGCACTTAAATCACAAAAAGGATTACAAAATGAACAAACTCGCACAATTTGCACAATCACACGGATTTAAAACAGCACTTTTCAGCACCTTTGTACTCGTCTGGGATAATGACAGCACCATAGCAGTCACTACTGCCTCGGCTCTTAGAGAATGGATGGGGTACTAAGATGCAAGAACTTATACACATAAACAATACAGATGTGGTTTTCAGATTAGATGATGGGCAGGTTTTTACTGACAGTTTAAATATTGCCTCTGTATTTAAAAAAAGACATCACCATGTAGTGAGAGATATTCAGAAGTTCCCTAAAGATGATTTTAGCGAAACCAATTTTGGTTTGGCCTCTTATTTGGACGCTCAAGGAAAGTCAAGACCAATGTACAACATCACCAGAGACGGCTTCTCGATGCTCGTCATGGGTTTCACTGGACAAAACGCTTACAAGTGGAAAGTACAGTTCATAGAGGCGTTCAATCTCATGGAGCAGAAGTTACGAGGTACACACGCACAGCCAATGCTTGCCCAGAGCATACACGAAGAGCTGCACGAACTCAAAGAGGGCTTTGCAGAGCTAAGAGCAGAGCGTGAAGAGGTGCAGTATCAGCTACGCAAGAGTACCAACGCCATGAAACGGCTTGATTTTGCACTGGAGAACATGCCGATGGACACCTATCAACTGGCACACATACGCAAAGTAGTAGGTATGAGAGGCAAAGAGCTTGCAGAAGCTAACGGCGTGGCACTCACTACAGCCACACCTACCATCTACAGAGCACTCAACCAGAAGTTTAATGTTTACACCTACACTGAGATAAAAAGAGAGCACTACGAAGCGTGCCTTGAGTTTATCCAATACGTGACACTGTAAGGACCTAGTATGAAAACATTAACAAAAGATGAGATCATGCAGATAGAAGAGGAGTTTAGACGCAACAACGAAGACGCAGACCTTACCGCCTACACAGAGTGGCTGCACAAGCTACCACAGCCACGTCTTACTAGACTCATGAAGGCAACAGCCATAAGTGACGACTTGGTAGAGGTGTATGCCTATTTCTTAGAGGTGTGCCTAGAAGTGTTTAGGCTTGACAAGACAAAGGCGAGAGCCTAAGTCTTGTCAAATGCCCTCTAAAACCTTTTTAACACTCCTACATTACCCAAGACACACCAAACCCCTTTAAAATCCATCCTACCCCACAAAGAAACCCAACAAACAACAAATACACCAACTACCAAACCACACAACCCACCCCCCAAAAACGCCGCCCCCTCTTTTGCGATTTTTTTTAGCCTATGGCTAGGAAAAAAGGCAAGTAATGATGAAGTTTTGTTTTTTAGTATTGTTTTGGTGGGTGTGCCTTGTTTTTTTTTGGAATTAGGATTTTTTAGGACGTGGTCGGCTTTGGTTTTGGGTTTGGTTGGTGATGTGGTGAGTGGTTGCCCTGGTATGTGGTGGGTTCGATTTTTTAGAGCGTCGAAAGTAAGAAAACCCATGCAGATTTAAGAGCGTTGGTTATTACAACCGTAGGTCTAAAGTGATGTATGTCCGATGTGGTGGGGCTTTGCTTGTTTAAATGTTTGCCACTTGGAAGTTTTTTAGCAGTAAAAAAAGGTGAAAACCCCAGGCAAAGTACCCACCTACGTTCTATAGCCCACACACAAAACAGAACACCACTCCAATAACTTTTGACACAAAGACCACTCGCTTTGGTTGGTGGTAGTGATAGGTTTGTTTTTTGAGACACGGGGGGGGTGATTCCCCATCCGCCTTTTACTGTGGTGACTGCCTCTATGCAAACAAAGGTACATTTGAGAATATGTCCACATAGGTGACAGGTGCTAAAAATATAAAAAATAAATTTATGGTTTTAGGTGAAAATGGAGTGAGATATACTAAAAAAATCGCGAAAGGGGGGGTGGAGGATCTTGTCTAAATTTTTAAATATATATCATTTACTCTTGATTAGTATATCAAAAATGGGTATAATATGGGAATTTGATATACAAAAGGAGTGTTTATGTATAAAGAGACACCACTAAATGGAAAAGCACCTATTATTGTTCGGCTTAAAAATCATTACCATGTAAAAACTAGAGTGTTGTTGGCTAGAAAACTAGGAGTTGCACTAGGCACATACGATAATTGGATGGCTAGAAATCGAATACCAGAAGCACATCTACTCAGGATAGCAGAAGAAGAAAATCTAAACTGGAAGTGGCTAATGACAGGACTTGGCGAGAAGTTTAGATCTAGCGAAGAAGAACACGATGAGCGATAATAAACTGTTAAACTCTGCCTTTTTTGTGCAGATGGATGATAGGGTGCTGCGACTTAATATTCCAATGGGGCAAAAGGTCATGTGTGGTACCATTATTGGACTTAGTAGAGAAAAGGGTTTTTGTTGGGCTGGAGATGAAGTTATTGCTAATCTGCTCTATACTTCTGAGAATTCTGTACGCAATACAATCTCTCAGCTATACAAGGCTACTTACGTAAAAAATATTGGAAGTAGAAGCGCTAGAAAGCTTGTATTTGTGGGAGACCAAAAAGAGGTCAAAAACCATTTGACCCTACAATCTCAAAATGAGAAACAAGGTGAAGTTAAATCTCAAAACGAGATTTTTAAATCTCAAAACGAGATTTATACATACATTATATATAAATACAAGTTAAAAGAGGGTCAAAATGAGAATTTGACCTTGACTGAATTTTATACCCTTACCTTTGAATTTTTTTGGAAACACTTTCCCAAACGGGTAAAAAAACAAGAAGCCTTGACACTTTTCAAGAAGATAGGATTAGATGATCTGGATGTTCTTCTTGGTACGCTGCCTGCTATCAAAAACTACCACAATAAAAATAACCATCCTGAGAACGCTTTTATACCTGATTGTCCTCATCCTACAACTTTTATCCGTGGTAAACGTTGGGAAGATGATGTCTATTTGAGTAAAAAAATCGCGAAAGATGGGGCGGAGATTTTTGTGGACTATGAGATGGAGCGGTGTGTGCAGAAGTTTGTGGCGTTGAGTGATGGGGATGAAGCAGTGCTTAGTGAAGAAGATAATGCTGTGCTTAGGTTGCTCGGTATGAGTGTGGATGATGCGGTGGATGAGATACAGTACTACAATGTTGAGAAGCTTAGAAAACGCATCGCGACTGTGTGGGGCAAAGTGACAAAGGCTGTGGCATGAGAATGACGACAAAGGTAAAAGTGCCAGAGGTTGATGTGGTACAGGCTCGGAGAATACTGAAAGCTGCGAAAGAATACCCTGAGACTAAAGCGAAGATGGAAACATTGATAGAGGGGGCTTTGCATAGTAAAGACTTAGTCTCAAAAGACGAAGCGTTGAGAATGTTGAGGATGATGCTGTGAGTCAGAGTAAACGTATGAGCTTCTATGAAGCTTTGACCAATACAGTTCTGGGTGTGGTGATAGGGTTTTGCATCGTGTACTTTGTGCTGCCGTTTATAGGTGTGTGTGTCTCTGTAGAACAGGCGTTAAGTACCAACGCTATGTTTGTTGTTGCTTCTACTGCTCGTGGGTATGTGGTGAGACGTGGGTTTGTTTGGTTGGGTGAGGTGTGGGGTAAATGAATCTATTTCAAAATAAAAATATATATATTGCTTCATTAAGTTTTGGCAAGGATTCTATGGCAATGGTAGATTTATTGTTAAGACACAAAAAACCGCTTGATTATATTGTTTTTAATGACACTATGTATGAGTTTCCATTTATGTATGAGTACGCTGAAAAAGTTAAAAAGTATATTTTTGATAGGTATGGTAAAGATATTGTTGTTACTAGACCTAAGGCAACCTTTGAACAATGGGCTTTAGGTGTTGCGACAAAAGGAAAAAGAGAAGGGAAAATTAGAGGGATTCCACTGCTTTACTCTAAGGATGCTCAGTGTTTTTGGAGAAGAGAAAGCAAGACTAAGCCTTATGATTTATGGATAAAAGATAATTTAAAAGGTGATTCTTATATTAAATACATTGGATTTACTACAGATGAGATAGAAAAAAGACGATTAAATGAAGATAATGTGATTTATCCTCTTGTTGAATACTTTGATATGTCTGAAAAGGATTGTTTTGAATATTTAAGAGAAAGAGAGTTGGAAAACCCACTGTATAGGTTTTTTGAAAGAACGGGCTGCATGATGTGCCCCGCACAAAGCGACTATGCATGGTTTATGGTTTTCTCTCATTTTTTTGAGACATGGAAATGGATGGCAAAGATAGAAATGATGTTAATCGATCTTATTAAAAGAGGATATGAGGTTATTAACCCTTATTGGTTTAGTGGACACAGAACAATAAAAGATATGGAAAAACTATTTAAAAGCATAGATTCTAAGGATTTAGATACTTCATATATCAAGGATTGTATGTGTGTAATTTAAAACTAGCCACCCTCTTTTCAGGTATAGGAGCACCGGAGCAGGCGGCTTTTATGGTGTATGACTCTGTGGAGCTAGAAAAACGACTTAAAGATGTGCTTGAAGAGAGTGTGGATGATAAATACTATGTGGGAAGTTATTTTAGAGGAGATGATGTGAGAGTTAAAAATTTGATTTTGAAGTTTGGCTTTAGGTCTTTGGTTGGGGTGTGTGAGTCTAAGGGTTGGGCGTTGCCTTTGGCTAAAGAACTGCTGGATTGTCCTGAAGAGGTGGAGCATGAGGTGGTTTGGGTGGCTGATGTGCCTAGTAGGTATGATGACTATACAACCCATGCAATGGTTTTGAATATGAAAACAAAGAGGCTGGAGCTTGTGAACAAAAACTTTATGATGCACGCGGTGGTGTTGGTGAAGCCTACGGTGTGTAAGAAGTGTGGGGCGTTGGTATGAGTGAAAATAATCAGTTTGGGATAGAGCGGCTTATAGATATTGAGACTGAGAGGTCTTTGTTGCATGCTTTGATGGCATTTGACACTGAAGAGGCTGATTTGGCTTTGATACGCATCAAAGAGGAACATTTTTTTGATGAGGGTAACAAAAAAGTGTTTGGGATTATGCGTGAGCTTAGTGAACGTCATTTTGATATCGATGTGGAAGTGGTACGTGCAGAGGTGCGTAAAGTTGACCGAGGCTTAGAGAAGAGTCTGCTTGACATTGTATGTTCTGAGCCTATAAGTACACTCTCTTTTGCGGTGGATGCTTTGGAGGAGTGGCGAAAAAAAAGAGAGCTACGGCGTGCAGCGTTGACACTGCTTGATGGTGTGTATAGTGGTGAGTCATCTTATGCCTGTGCGAGTCATGCATCGCAGATTATGGATGAGGCTACCTTATCTTCTGAAGATGATTTTGAGTCGTACGCTGCATTGAACCGAAAGTATGAGAACGCCCCGCCTATGGAGAAGATACCTACTGGCATACCTTTTTTAGATTCTTATTTGAATGGTGGGCTGGAAGAGGCAAAGCTTATGCTGATGTTTGGAGACCCTGAATCTGGTAAGACGTTACTCTCAAATCAGATAGGTCGTAATATGTCTCGTGACCATCGCGTGATGTTCTTCCCGTTTGAGTTTTCCAGTAGAAGTTTTCTAGAACAAAACAAACGCCACGAGTTTTACACAAATGGAAAACCTAAAATAAATCAAGACAATATTTTTGTGGATGATGTGAGTACAGACTTAACAGACCTTGCAATAAAGCTGAAAATATTTGCTAAGCGAGGGGGAAAGCTTGCGGTGATTGACTCGCAGATGATGATCACCAACATAGGGAACAAAGGTACTTCAGAAGAGCGTGAGACTGAGAAGTTTACTACCCTTGGACGTATAGGTATCAAATACGGGTTGCGTATTATCTTTATTTGTCAGCAAGGGAAAGAAGATACACGAAGTGGGATAGTAACGCCTATGAAGTCAAAGAATGGGGCACACGCGGCACACATTATCGCGTACATAGAAACCCCTAAGCCTGTGTTTGGAAAGGATGGAGAGATTACCAATAAAAATGAACGCTTTTTACATATCAAGAAAAATAAACAAACGGGAAAACACGGTAAAAAGGCCATAGGGCTTGATTTTAAGAGCTTGGAGTTTTCAGGTCGTCACCTGCGAGAGGGGGCGGGTCGTCCTAAGACTACTGAAGTGATTTATGAAATGGAAGATACAAGTGGGAATGTGAGTGCATTAGAAGACCCTAACTTGTGGGAAAAACAAGATGCGTATGCCGATAATGTCAGTATGACAAAGGTGTAAAAATGTCAGATATGAGACAAAAAGAAGCTGCTGCGGAGTTGCAGCGGCGTAAAGCTCGGAATGTCTTGATACGGCGTGGAGGGGCTGAAGGGTTTTTGCTTTATGTGGAGGCGATATTTAAACACCATTATAAAAAAGTGTTCCGTCGTACCTGGTGGGATGAGATGATGGCTAAGGCTTTGATGGACATTTACGACGGTGTGACTACGCGACTGCTTATCTCCATGCCCCCACGTCACGGTAAGACGGAAAGAGCAGTGAGACTCTTTGGGTCGTATGTGCAGGGGTTGGATATGCAGATAAAACTACAGTATGCGACTTACTCTGGTACTTTATCTGTGCTTACTGCGGTAGATACGAAGGAGATTATGGAGTCGGCTATTTATAGAGAGATATTCCCAGAGGTAAGCTTTTCTCAAAAATTAAACCTGAAGGAACACTGGAAACTTGCAAGTGGTGCTGAATTTTTGGCCACTTCTGTGGGTGGGTCCAACACGGGTATAGGGGCTGAGATATTTATAGGGGATGATTTGCTTAAAGCTGCGGATGCAGACTCTAAGGCGAGACGCGATGAGGCCTATAATTTTTTCAACTCTTCGGCACTTACTAGGCTAGAGGGTAGGAAAGCGGTTATTTTTATTATGCAGCGCTTACACGAAGACGACCCTGCTGGACGTGTACTTGCCAAAGGAGGACGTGCATCTGACGGTGGACTATGGCATGAGATTAAACTCCCCGTGATCAATAAAGAAGAAGAGGTGTATCACTACAGAGATTTGAGACTGGTACGCCCTGCGATGACTCCTTTAGATGCTACTGCCTTTGGGTTGGAGTTTATAGCACAGCAAGAAAAAGAGATGTCTTCTGTGGAGTTTAAACGCCAATATCTGCAGGATGCAGAAGTGAGTGAAGCTGGGTATTTTTTAGAAGAGAACTACAAAGAGGTGGTGGATGTAGAAGTGCCTGAACAAAATGAATTTATACTTGTTGACCCCGCGGAGAGTGAAGAGTCCAGTGCAGATGATAGAGGGCTTGTAGTAGTAGGTAAAAGTGTGGATGCTTCGGAGATAGTGAAGACAGTGGTGATGGATGGTCGGCGTGGTAAGTGGGATGTGTACGGTACGTGTGAGCAGATTATTTATTTAATGTTGAAATTTCCTAAGGCACCTGTGTACATAGAGGGTGCAGGTGGTGGGATAACGCTTATAAAAGTACTCAAAAAAGAGATACTCATACACAATGCCAAGGCACAGAGTGAGGGCAAGGTACAGATACACAACGGGGTATTTGCATTTAAACCTGACAACCAAACTTCTAAAAACCAAGGCATTAAGCTTATGGCGAACCCTATGGAACAGGGGTATCTGCTCTTCTATAAATTTATGGATGCAGATTTTAAGATGCAACTCAAAAAAGAGCTTTTGGCATTTAACCCTGAGCGTAAGGGTAATACAGATAACTGTATCGACCCTTTGAGTAAAAGTTTTATATTGGCTGATTGCAGGCCTAAAATAAACCTACCGCCAAAGCCAAAGCCAATTAAAAGACATAGCAGACGCAACAAAAACAAAACATGGAGAGGGGTGTAGTATGGCAGTGGGTGATGATGTAAAGTTGGAGATACGGGCGTTTTATGAGAGTCATAACCTTTCTTATGCCAAGGTAGCAGCACACTTTGAGGAGTTGGGGTATCCTAACTACAAGAAGAGTATGGAGAACTGGGGAAGAAGTGATGTGCCAAAATGGAAGAAGAATAGATATGCCTCCATAGAAGAGGCTTTGGAAAGTATGGTGGATGATACAGTGATGGATGCCATACATGACAAGGCCAAGGAGCTAATAAAAGACAAGATAAAGAAGGATGTGGGAGGTGATGGGCTTGATGTAGAAGTGCTGGATGAAGATGACCTTGATGCGATGAGTGCAGCTGCTATAAAAGAGCTGATCTACAAAAAGCTTAACAAACATGCACTTACTGGGATGATGGCACAGAACCTTGAACGCTCTGAGAAGATGGCGAAGAAAGCAAAAACCATAGGCGTGCTTGCCACACACCACAATATGTTGACTACTACCTACACCACAATACACGGCAAACAGACCAACATTACGCTGACTGACCCAAATAATGAGGTTAAGAGTGACAAAGAGCTGGATGAACTAAGTACCGAAGAGCTACAGGCTCTGCTTGAGGGGTAGGTATGGTTAAAGGGGTGAAGATGTCTAAACGATGGTGTCGTGCGTCTAGTTCTTGGGATATTCCGATAGAAGAGAAATTTTATAAGAAAGAGGATGAAAATAAAAGGGTGTATTTCCCTGAGATTAAAATGAGGAAGAATGATTTTGTGTATCTATGTGCAGCAGCTAAACGACACGGGGTGACAAACAGTTGTGAGCTAGAGACTATTTTGACGCGTGCATTTACCTATGGGATGCTTTGCAATGATGTTATTTTGTTGCGACAAAATGGTGAAAAGCAAAAACGCATATCTGTTGGAAATGATAGGCTTGTACGCAAACGTAGGTTTATGGTACATCCCTCTTTTGTACGTCTAATCAAAAGAGAGGCAGAGGAGAGAAAGATAAGTATCTCTTTGTTGGTTTATACGATATTTCTTATCTACAAAGAGAGGTTTCCTATACATCTTGGAGTAGTTACCACATAACAACCCCAATCACCCCCCCTTTTTTAAACTTAGAACATTGGTATAAAATGCAAAACATAGAGAAATATAATCTCAAAAAACATTTGTGAGGAGTAACGGTATGGATAAAAAACCTAGCGGAAGCAAAGCTGAATTACCTGATTTAGAAGGTGTAAAGCAACAGCTTTTAAAAGAGCGTGCACAGTATGATGCTAAAAAAGAGGCTTTTGAAGGGCTAGAAGAAAAACTTAATAAAGAGTTTGAATCTGGGCTTGATGCCTCCTTGAGTGATGAAGAACGCGATGTTATACTTGAAGGTAATGTATTAGATATTGCACGAATGATTGATGCGAAGCGTCAAGCATTTGTGGGGGACAGGGTGAATGATGAGCGTAAAGAGCTTGAACTTATGGAAGATGCTCTTGAGCAAAAAGAAGAGCGGATTGAAGACTTAGAAGCAGAGGCATCTTTTAGGAAGGGGCACCCCGATTTGGATACAGATGGCTTTGCTGAGTATCTAAGAGGTGAAATGTCTCCCAATCAGAGAGAAAAATTTTTGGCTGAGTCAAAGGGGGATAAAGTGAAGTTTTTGGGGCTTGCGGCTAAGGCATTTTTGGAGAGTATGGGTACTATGCCTGATGATGATCCAAAACTTCCTACAGACATATCTAATATTGCTGGTGCTACTGGTGATGTGGATAATGATACTGATGATACCCCAGACAATGATTATCTGGCTTCTGTGGGACTGTAGATGAGGAATGAAAGTAAAGAAGAAAAAAGATGGAAATTAGAAGAGGATATGAGAACTCTTTCTAGGGCTATGGAAATCGTGAAAGATAAATCACGATTGAAAGAGGTACAGACTTTTGCTAAAGAAAAGAAGCAAGAGATTGAGATGATTGAGGATGTGAGTTATCTTGAAAAAATTGGATTAAAATAAAGGAAAGAATATGCCAGTATTAACAGCAGATGCTTTTGCATCTAAAGACCCAAAAGAAAATTTGGAACACGGAAAAGATATTATGATTGCAGCGACACGTTCAAGTGCCTTTGCCGGGTTGATGGGATCAGACGAGAACTCCATCATCAAAACACAAAATGAAACACACTCTAAAGCTGCTATCGTGACGATGAGTCTGCTTGCTCCACTTCGTACATTAGGGGTAAGAGGTAACGAAAACCTTAACGGTTTATCAAATAAGCTCAAACGTCTGTTTATGGATGTAAAAGGAAATGTTGTTGGGGAAGATATTATTTCAGATAACACCAAGAAACTTGAGCGTTCTAGTTGGATGAATTTTAGAAGAGATGCTAAAAATGGTCTTAAAGAGTGGCTAAAATGGATCATGGATTGTGAGCGTTTTTCTAAACTGTCATATGACTGTACTAAGATTACCTGTGTTAAGGCAAATGGAACGGTGTCTGATACCCCTAGTAGCCTTGTGGCTGGTGATGTTATGAGTGCGCTTGCACTAGATGCTGCATATGACAGAGCTAAAAATGGGTACACCGATAGTGTAGGAAAGCGTCACCCTAAAATGAAACCACATAAAGTTGAAGCAGGTATCGTTAAAGGTGTCAAAACAGACATTGAAATATTTGTGATGATGGTGGGTGGTGCGTCTGCACAGAACCTTGCTAATGACCCCTTATTCGAGCAAAAGAGACTTGGATTATCTGATGTTGATAGAGAGAAATTGCCTTTTGCGGGTGGTATCGGGCTTTACGACCAGAAGATTGTCGTGGTTGATAAGGGTACTTGGAATGAAGAAGATGCGGGTATCGTGACTTCTGCTACTCCTGACTGGATTGACATTAACGGTCAGACTATCGGAAACTTTGCTCAGTATGCTGGTGCAGCTGGAATAGAGACAGAAGTAAACCTTATGTTAGGTGCTGGTGCTGGGGTGCAACCGTTCCAAGCTATCCCAGATTATGAAGAAGATGGTAAAACGATTGACAGTGGTAGAAAGCTTAGAATCTTTGCTGATTTATTCTTCGGGTTTGAGAAGTTTAGACCTAAAGGTAAAACGGCTGACGAGATAGCATTGTCTTGGCACGATGAAGATTATGGTGTGCAAGCTGTTGTCGCTACTATCAAGTAGAGGGGGCGGGGATGCCTAAACTTCATATACCTTCTTTGTGCATACTTCAATATACGGGGGAACACCCCCGTAAAGTGGTTGAAATACGCATAAATAGAAGAGAAAAAGTTCCTGTACTTACAAAGGGCGATTGCCTAGCTGTTACAACGGCTATAGGGATGATGATGATTGCGAAACATCCTTATTTTGAGATGGTGAAAGATGATGCGCTTGAAGAAGTTCTGAGAGTGGGTGCTTCGGTACCTGCCTCAGATACCGCAGCTGAAAAAGAAGCAGCTGAAAAAGAAGCAGTGTTTTTAACCAAAGAGAATGTGATGCAGGCTGACATCAAAGAGATTAAAGCTGCTTGTAAAAAACATGGTGTGACCATTGGTAAAAAAAATAAAAATGATTTGGTAGCGTTGTTGTTGCCTTATTTGTCTTAACAAAGGGCTAATGTGGCAGTGAACATAGTAGAGGTAGTTTTAGGGATACGTTCCCGTTTGGGTGATACAGACGTGACCAGTCGTGATTATAGTGACCCTGAAATCATCGATGCTGTCAACTCTGCGTTAGCTCATTTGAGTGAAGATTTACTTTGCTTCCGCCGTATCTGGAGGGTGCCTTGTGTGGCTGGGGTTGGTAGATATGAATTGCCGAGTGATTTTCTTCGATTCATCTCTGTTAACTATAATGGTACGCTCATTACAGAAGTAGAGAGTATGGAGCACAGGGTAAACCGTAGCTATACTTACCCCAGACAGAGTGTTTCTCTGGATTTGCAAACACTACATCTATTCCCCGCTGAGAGTATAAAGAGTGGAGATGTCATAGAGCTTTACTATAACTACTTTGAAACGATAGGCGATGACAGAGATACCATCGCTTTACCTAACAATGCCAAAGAAGCGATGATTTACTTTGCCTTGGGTTTGTTGTTTGAGAACAATATTTCAGCTAAAGGCATGGAAAAGAGCAACAGATATAAAAAACTTTATGAAATGGAAGTACAGAAGTTGGCTTCGCGTGTGCAGATGAATGCACAGAGTAAGAACATACGCACGAGATATAGAAAGGTTTAGAAATGGCACTTTTAGCTGTAACGGATATATTAAGGGACATTAATACCATTTCAAATTCACTCAATGGGAATGTGCTTATCGTGCAGGCACGCAAAGACATAAAAGAGGAGCTAAGGCGTTCTGGGTTATCACAAGAAGAGCGTGATAGGCTTTATGCAAATTTTTCACAGCAATTAGCACTTGGACTAGTGGCGCAGGCGATAAACTTGGCTAAAGAGATACCTCCTTTGATACAAGAGGTAGAAAAACTTAAAGAAGATGCAGCAATTTTGGATATACAGCGTAGTAAAACTTCTAGTAAGTTAGATGCAGAGATAGCAGTATTAGCCGAACAAAAAAAAGGTTTCTTGAAAGATATGTTTTATAAGACGCTTAAATTAAACTCTGAAAATTCAGCCATGCTCGCGCAAGCAGGTATAGTGACTCCTGGATGGATGACAACCGCGATGAAAACAGCAATATCGAAGATGACGGATGGGCAGATAAGCCCCTAGTTATGAGACTAAAACAGTATGATTTTAATTTTGGGGCGTATGAGAATATAAAGTCTCAAGTCGTTGCAGATAGGCTCGCAAAAAACCGTTGGGGGTTGAAGTTTAAAGAGCTTTATATGCGGCATATGGAAACTACTGGAAATGGAACGATAGGCAATTATAATTTTACTAGAGGTATGCGTGCATCGGTAACAACGATTACGCAGAGTCAAACAGATTTAGCCGCTACAACCAATCTAAAAAATAAATTACTTAATGGTATTCAAGTAGATGTTGGCAGTGGTTTTAGCATAAATGGGGCACTTCAAAATAGTTACGCTTCTGTGCTTATAGAGGCAGTCCAAAATCCATTCAATGTATCTACTCTTCCTCACCAAAAAATAATCGGGATTCATTTTTCGCTGAGTCTTGCTGACGGTACTTCTTGGTTTTACTCTAGTGGCACAAACGACAGTACGCCATGTGTTGATTACGAAAGTGGAACAAACACAGGAGAAAATCATAATACTATTTTAAACAGTCGTGGGGTAGAAGATAGAACCAACGCTTCTTTTAAACCAAACCAAGATGCTCTGTTTGCATCAATGTGGACGGAGATGAGTGATTTTCTAGGACTGATGGTTGATGATTTTGTACCTGCTGTCATAGGGAATCGTGAGGCAGTGGTGGTACCATTGTCTAGTCTTTTGTATTTCTTGGATAGTCGTGTAACTGTTTTGATTCAAACAATCGATCAGTTAACCAATGGTGTTGGCAGAATAGAAGAGGATTTGGAGTTAATTAATTATCTTGGTATCGCTGATACCTTGTATCAACAAATTGACAATCCAAGTAAGATAGGCGATATCTGGTTTATGTTTGAGCGAGACATTACTCCCCAAATGATAGATAATGGAATTGGTATCTTAATCCCAGACCCAAATTATGAATGGTGGAAAGAGCAGCAGTTCCAGACACGCGTAGAAAATGGTGTAAAGATACCTGGCATAGCAGACAAGGTGAAGAACTTTCAAAATTACTGTGTTATGGAAGGCTCTAAAGTGTATGTAAAGCTTGAATTATTAGACACTGTGGGCTATGACATTTATTGGTTTGTGAACACTTTTTTAGGGATAGATGCATCTGCCAAAAAAACATCTTTATTAGCGCGAATATTTAATTTTGTTTTGCTTATTGTTTCCATTTCCCTTACTGCTATCTCTGCCAACCCTGTATGGTTGAAAATAGCACTTATAGGTACTTCTGTAATGAGCTATTCTGGGGTTCTGTCCCCTGAGATTTCTCTGTTTGTAGCCGCCCTCTCTTTTGGGTATGGATTGTCTCAGGTGGATTTTTCTGCAATGAACAGTGTGCAGATATTTTCATGGACGATTAACAATATAGAGATGGTTGGGAAGATGTTAAATCTTTATAAAAATATAGGCATACAAAAAAATGTCCATGATAAAGCAAAAGAAAAGAATAAAAATAAAAATCTTGCACAGCTTCAAGATGGATCAATGCAGTTTATATATAGTCGTGCGTATAGTCAGTATGACGATTTGTATAATATGCTATATGATTTTAGTCCACAATACAAGACTTAACCCACACACCCCCCCTTTTTTAAATAGGGTATGTTCTCTTATAATGATGTAAAATGAGAAGAGGAAAGGTACTATGGATGGATATGAATTACCTTCACCATTGTTTAGTTTTGACGGTGTGAATAATAATAATTTATCGAATGTAGGGCTAATGCCTAAAATAGATATTCCTGTCACTAAGGTTAAAAATGATTTATCTTTAGATGGGTTGGGTATAGACATTAAGGGGTTTGGGACACTTGCTTCTTTAGTGGGTGGTTTTATGGCTCAACGCGATAGGAATCAGTACAGAAAAGATTTACTAAAGCGTGAAGATGCACGCATCGCTAGAGCTAGGAAACGACAAGATGCGTTTGAAGCGGACATGAAAAAGGCGTGGGAATAAGATGACACGGTCTGTACAGTTCTCTCTTTTTCTTCCAGCAGGTAATACTTTTATCATAGAGATGTGTGATAAATATCTCTATCCTTTAGGTGAAAAATCCGTCGTTGCTTCGGTAGGTGTCCCTGTAGCACTTGAAATCAATGAGGGGGAGACTTGTTGGGTGGCCACACTCCCAACAAAACAGAAAAAAGCCTTTTGGGTGTATGAGAATAATGGTGCATCTGAAGCGGTACAGAATATAGACTTAGACAAGCCTGTGTATCGTAGAAGTATTTTACCAAGTCTAGAACATACGTCTATTGAGGTGGCTAGTGTGAATGTTGCTGATATTATAGATAATCTTACTTGTGGTTTCCCATTGATTAGTAAAGAGGAGCAAAGGCTTATATGTAGATATGGAGACTTTGCATCGGGTAATGACGATTCATTTTTGTGTAACATTGACAACAGTATAGGAGGTGTATAAATGACTAAGTGTAGTGCTGGTAATGGTTTTGTTAAAGAGATGAAAGAAGCTAAAACTGTAGTTCTCCCAGAAGTAAGAGCGATAAAAGGAGATGTCGAAAAACTGAAAGCAGAAACACAAGGGCTAAAAAGTGCTACTTCGTTTCTTTCTGATAATGCAAAGTTAAGCAGATGGGAGGCAGAGGCGGCAAAGAAAACCGCTGATTCTTATGCGAATGAGCCAGAGGGTATTTTGGTCAAGAGATATACATCAAACGGAGATGGTACGTTTTCTGCCACCGTCGAAGACAGATATTCTGCATTCCATTATAGGAATACAACTAAATTTGTAGGGCAGCAAGAGACTTGGCAAGCCGAAGCTGAGAAGATGACAGCTGATTCTTATGCGAATGAGCCTCACGGTGTTTCTGTAAAAAAATATACATCAAATGGAGATGGTACTTTTTCTTATGCTCCTACTAACACTTTTTCTGCACGTCATTATGCTGATGAAGCTCTGGCTACTTCCGGTGCTGTATCTTGGAGACAAAGCAAAACTTTGGTGGCAGGGCAAGCAGTTGTTGGGTTTGATAAAAATATTAACAACGCCTCTGTATATAAAAATGGAAAGCTTCTTGAGTATGGTACTGACTATACAACAATCCTAAAGGATATAACAATAACCCCCGCTGGTGTAGCTGGAGATGTCATTACTGTTGTGGGGCAGGATGCAGCTACTGGCAATGAGTTTCAAACTCTCCTAAATGAGACGAAAGCAGTATATAGTTCTACACAACTTCGCAGGTGGGAAGCCGAAGCTGAGAAGATGACAGCTGATTCTTATGCGAATGAAGCGGTAGATACTTTTGTCAAAAAATATACATCAAATGGAGATGGCACATTTTCTGTTACGAATACATCAGACAGAAGTGCTTACCATTGGTCCACCAAAATGAATTTGGCGCTATCGAATGTGACTGTTGTTGATTTGGTGGGGGACCTCGCTGTAATAAATGTTAATGATGCTACTGTTGTGTACGTTCGAGGATTTAATACTGTTGGAGATGGCGGTGCTGGATTATTTATTTTTGATGCAAAACAATCTTCTGTGAATAATGGTGGAACTATTATTGATGGCTGGGTAAGGCAGTACGAAGGAGCAGTAAATGTTTTATGGTTTGGCGCAGAAAACAAAGGTATTGCCGTAGATAATTCGGTAGCAATAAATAAAGCAATTGCAAGTATGAATAACAATGGTGTTTTATTTTTCCCAGAAGGCACTTACAATTTAACACAGTCTATTATTCTACCGTTGACAAAAACACAATCAACCTTATCTTTGTCTGGGTATGGTGCAACCTTAAAATTAACAGGTGCAATAGTTGGTATTGACCGTGAGAAACCCACAAACTCTAGTTCTGTATATACAACACAAATGATAAAAATTGAAGGTTTTAATATAGTCGGAGACTCGACTCCATGGCAATATGGGGTACGTATGTTCACGACATATAGTTTGCAAATAAATCAAGTAAAAGTAACACAGTGTTATATTGGAATTGGTTTATATTTTTGTATGAACGCAGTGATTTCTGGCTCTATGACGGCAAACAATTCATATATAGGTTTTGCTGTCTTGTCTGGTGCCTCTTTAATAAATGGTGCGAAAGCATTGCCTGGGTCAAATTTTAACAATACTAATTCAAACGGAACAACATTAACAAACTGTAGAGATTTTGCCCTTACCGGTGCAAGGGCAAGTTTTTTGTCTGAAGCGTGCGATACGCTTCTCTTTCAGTCTTGCATCTCAGAAGGTGGTTCTCCAGTAAGTAACTTTGAACATTCCAACCAGGGAAGTACTGTATCTATAGGGAATAGATATGTTGACACTCACATAGAAAATCATGCGACAGGTCAGTGTTGGCTCATGGGGGGTACACTCTCTGGACATTATATTTTAGACGGCATGGATAATATAAGTGCTGCCCCTCTTCTTAACGTCGGTGATATGGCTAGTACTGCGATATATAGTATTATTAATCCAAGATGGATTGGTAATTTTAGGATATTAGGCTCAAAAATTACCGCAAATAGTCCAACCTTCAATATAGACTCGGGCTTAAATCTTGCTTATGATCAAATTTTTAATGTTGCAAATTGGGCTGGAGGGGTTATAGGAAGGGTTATATATAGTGGCTTTGATAATCTGAATAAATATCATAATAGACTCCCTTCTGCATTTCTAAACTCTGTGGAATCTGAAGGAGAGATTAATATAAATTCGGGGATAAATGGTTCACTTCGTAAGATAAAAATTAATTCTTCCTGGGATATTGAACTCAACCCTAAAACAACTGGACATAATATATTTATTAATGGGAGACTTAAGGTTTTTGGTGCGACTAAAAACCTAACCACGCTAGGCAGTGTTGTTGGAAAATATCCAATATATGATATTAATGGTGTATTATTGGGGTATCTTCCAATCTACAATAATATAACTTAATGCTCTTGCGCATAAAATTTAGAGGTGTTTCGTGGAAGCGATAGAGACAAAATAATCATATGGTTTTTAGCTTATGTGATTGTATTAAGTATAAAAGGAAAAGACAATGAAGAATGAAACCATATCACAGATAGGTGCTATATCTGCATACACAAAGTTTGTATTCACGTCTATAGTAGCTATATTCGCGTCTATCACAGCGTATCTAAATATCAATGCCGAAGCATTAGCTATTTACTTCCTGCTCCTAGCCATAGATTTGTTTACGGGTATTATGGCTTCATTTATTATCAGAGAGAAGATTACTTCGGCTAGATTTTTAGCAGGTATTTTCTCGAAGTCTTTAATGTTCATCGTGCCTATTGTAGTTGCGTTGGTAGTCAAGATACAAGGCTCAGATTTGATGTGGTTCATCAAGTGGACGGTTATCGTATTGGCAGTCTCAGAAGCGATAAGCATATTTAACAACATACTCAAAGCAAAAGGGAAAGAGCCATTGCCAGAGTTAGACGCTATCACTATCATATCTGGGAAGCTTAGGGATATTTTAGAGAGACTTTTTAAAACGGCTAATGGGGATAAGTGATGTTTAGTCTTTTAACAAATTTCACCCCCTTAAAATGGTTAAAGGTCGGACTCTTTGTCGCTACGCTCATAGCGGTTTGGTATGGCGTGGACTCATTCGCGTTTAAGCCTTTAAGAGAATGCAAGGCAAATACAAAAGAGCAGTTAAGCGTAAGAGATGTGGCACTCAATGAAGCAGGAGAGACTATATCGGGACTTGTAAGCGAACTACAAAGCTACAGAGCAGATGCCAAAGCCAAACGATTAGAGGGCGTGTATAGTGAGATTAGCAAGAAAGAAGGAGATGATTATGAAGAGTTTAACGTTAGTAGCTTTGATTTATACAACTACTCTTTTTAGTGGTTGTAGCGAGGTAGGATTAGACACTCAAACCAAAAAAGACATCGCAGAACTACTTGACATCAAAGTCAAACCATGCGAATGCAAGTATCCAAAACTACCTATCTTTAAAGTACCGGCTAAACAAAAAGTACCAAAAGGCATGAGCATAGAGGAAGCGTTTTATAGACAGAATGCAGTCAATGAACAGTTGCGCGGTGTGTGTGCGAAGTATAGACGCGTGGCGATTGTTACGAATAGGGAGTATCAGAAGTGAGTGCCTTTATAGAGGGCGTAAAGCTTATGCTTATAGATGAGTGTATAGCACAAGGCGTGACAAACCCTAATCAAATGAAGTACGTTCTAGCTACGGCACAACACGAAACTAATGGAACTTTCAAACCTGTAAAAGAAGCATATTGGTTAAGTGAAAATTGGAGAAAACGTAACCTACGATACTACCCTTATTATGGACGTGGGTATGTGCAAATCACTTGGAAGCGAAACTATGAGAAATTCAGTAAGCTACTTACTGAGCGTTACAATGCCAACTACATTGATTTAGTTGAATACCCTGACCTTGCACTCGATGAGTCTTTCGCTGCTTTCATTTTGGTGTACGGCATGAAGCACGGCACTTTCACAGGTAAAAAACTAAGCGACTACATATCAAATAAAAAGATAGACTTTAGGCGTGCAAGACATATCATAAATGGACTTGATAAGGCTAAGAAGATAGCCAAAATTGCAGAGAGGATGACAATAGCATGACATACCAAGTAAAAAGACAAAATGGAAGTTCCCTAGATGAGCCTTTTTATAGTCGGATAGTAGATGCGTACATCAAAGACAAGAGCGAAGTGCACTTTAACTGGCAGACGTTGGTTATAGAGGGTGCTAAGGTTGCCGATGGTGTGACTACTATAACTGTGAGGGTTAAGTAGTCACTAGCCAATCACCCCCCCTTTTTTAACCCAAGTCCTCTTTGTTACACTCTATAGTAAAAAGAGGATACTCTTATGCGTATAGATGATAGATTTTCTTCTACGATAGCAGTTTTGGCTCAACCACCTAAAAGCAATTTTTTATCACTGCTTGGCGATACTGCTACTAAGTATGCAGATGACCAAAAAAAAGATGCTCTTGACGAAATAAACCTCACCAACATCAAAAACAAGGTAGCAGATGATAGAAACCTTGTCAAGTATAAAGCCCACCTGGACAATGGCGGTAATGCCAGAAGCTGGTATGAAGAGGGTAATAGTTTTTTGACCGCTGAGGGGGTGAAGATGGCTGAGGGGTTGGATAGACAGAGAATTATGGATAAGTTGCAACAAAAGAAATATGATACTGACACGAAGTATAAAAATGCAATGATTTCCGAAAATAAGCGCAAGAATGACTATGAGATGGGCTTTCCTGTGACTAAGAGTGATACGGCTATTGCGTCTGTTTCTAAAGATAATAGTGGGAACAAAATTGTCTTGTACCCTAACGGAGAAAAACGCATAGGCGGAGATAGGAACTGGAGAAATAATAATCCTGGAAATATTGAATATGGTGATTATGCTAAGAAACATGGTGCCATAGGTACTGATGGCCGTTTTGCTATTTTCCCGAGTATGGATGACGGATATAGTGCTCAATCCTCTTTACTTCAAACAAAAAACTATAAAAATAAAACACTTTCTGAGGCTATTAGCCGTTATGCTCCTAAAGATGAAAACAATACTCAAGCATACATAGACAGTGTTACCAAAGCTACAGGAGTATCGGCAGACACACCTATGAGTAGCTTGGATGCATCTACATTAAATAGTATTGTTAAGGCGATGTCTCAATACGAAGGGATGAAATCAGGAGATGTCTCAAGAGTAGAAACCCGCCAAAAGCCTGACCCTGTAAAAGCCAAACAACAAGCCCTCATAAATACTGCACTGACAAAAGAGGTGATGGGCTTAGGTGATGGGGCGGCTAAGGCTGAGGCGTTGGGTGTGTTGAACGACCCTACCATGAGTACGGCAAACAAGGTAAAGGCTGTGAGTGCGTATGAGAGTGCGTATCCTGGACAATCTAAAACAAGATTAGGCGAAAAAGAACGCTGGATGAAAGAAAGAGCAAGATTACAATCTCTACCTAATCGAACACCAGAAGAGGATCAACAATTACAGGACTATCAGGGTTTTATTGACAAGGCACAGTCTACTGCTATGGCAGATTTGGGAAAGTCAGATAAAGACATAGCTAAAATACTTCTTGATGAAAGAAAAAAATTACCAAAAGGACTTCAAGATGTAGCTTGGAGTGAGATAGATATGTCTACTCTTCCCAAAAGACAGAGAGATAGAATTCAGTTACGTGCTAGAAATATTGCAAGAAAATTGAGTTTAAATAATACAACAGTTCAAAAAACTATATCTAGTATTACTGCACAAAAAATAAAAGTCGAAAATGTTATGAAGTCAACGATAGACAAAATAAATCAAGGGATAGAGTTTAATGCTATTGAAAAACCAATTAGGGATAAGCTTACGTCATATTTTGGCATGAGTGATGAGCAGGCAGAGCTTCTGTTCAGAGGTAAGCAGGCACAGTCTTTTATAAATACGTACAGACACGCATTGTTTGGTTCTTCTCTTTCTAAAACTGAAGTACCAGAGTTTTTAAAATCTGCAACGACAATGAGTCAGTCAAATCAACACATCGCTATAGCTTTTGCTTCAATGATGGAAAACCTTGTTGCTAAAGCAGACGGGGTGAGAGAAGTGATGGGGGATACACTCTTTAATCTAAATTATGGAGCATGGTACAACAATTTAAAGAAGAACCTTTCTATGTATAAAAAAGCTGTGGGGTTAAGCACAGAGAACGCTACCCCTTCTAACGAACTTATCATTTTAGGAGAAGAGACTCCTTCTGTTGCACATGAGACAAATACGGCTATCCCTACTAGCACGTATAATGTAGACTATTTTAAACAAAAGTATGGCAAATGATAAATTTTGATAATCTGAATGAAAATGACCTAAAAGTCTTATCGGCTGTAGAAAATGGTGAGAAGGTTGATGCTTCTCTTTTTGATGGGTTAAGTAGCGATGGACTTTCTGTGTTGCAAAAGATGGAAGCGGACAAATCATCTAAAATGCCTACCTCGTCAGAAGTTCCACTTCCTACCCAAGACAAAGCATATTGGGATGCCCTTGAACCTGCTACGGATGAAGTGCTAGACAATCCAGATGCTTCTATCTGGGATAAAACGAAGAGATACGCAGGTATAGTAACAGACAACATAGTAAACCTAGCAGGAACAGTTATACCTCTTCCTTTGCCTGATGCTGAGATAAGTGACTCTCCTTATACTATACGGGCTACGGCAAATCGTGAGATAGATGCTGTAGGTAAAGATGATGCCAATTTTCAAACCTATAAATTATTTCATCAACTAGCCAATATCAAATGGGGAACAGGTGACGATGAAGAAAATCTGAAAACTTTTTATAAAAATGCGAAACAGCTACTTGTAGATAAACTGGGGTATAAGCACTTTGCTAAACAAGGTGGTAAATTTGTAGCAGTAGATAAAGACAACAAAGTAGTCAAGCTTGATGATAATTGGTGGAAAAGTATATTGGCTTCTACGAGAGGAGATAAGGGAGAGCTTTATGACGGCATGATAGGTGCTACTCTTGGTGCAAAATATGGAAAAGGTGGAGCTAAAGGCAAGTTAGCATCTTCTATGGTGGGCGGTGCAGTGGGTGCGGCATTTGGAAACATTACTGACCAACTTATGTCGAGCATAGCGACTGGAGAAAAACTAAGTTTAAGACAAAGAGCAGATGAAGTCACCAAGGCTGCTGTGTTAGATGCGGGGGGTAATCTTATTGTTGGTCATGCTGCACCGTTGATAGCCAATGGTGTAGTGGCTGGGGCTAAAGGTGTGTATAAGGCAACGACTGCGATGATAGATGTGTTGGACAAGGCTAAGAAGTTTGATGTGAATAATTATGTTCAAAAACGTATCATCGATGATATGGCAAAACTTCCTGAAGCGGAACAAAAGAGATATCTGGATGCTCTGGACTTTGCGAAAGAGAACAATATACAGCTTACTTCTACCTCGGTACTTGACCACCCTCAGCTTGACCAGATGGTGCAAGAGTTGGCACGTAATCCGTTTATACGTCAAGGGGTAAAGAACTTAGAAGCTAAAAGTAGAGATAAGCTTATAAAACAAGTATTTGATGTTTTAGAAAGCGCGGGTCCCAAGGCTACGGCTGAAGAGCTGGACCCACTGCTCAAACAAGAGCTGGGCGATGCACTGGGCAAACGTAATGCTACAGTGAGACACCTTTATGATGATTTTGAACATAAGGTGAGCGGTGAAGTGGTCACAAAAGCCAAGAAGCTTACAGAAGATTTAGCCTCTATAGGTGACAAATACGGTTTTAAAGAAGGGGGAAAGATACTCGATGAAGAAGTAGCTGCTGCGGATGCGTATGTAAAAAAGATACTTAACCCTAGAATACGAAACAACACACTTGATGCCAAGGTACTAGACAAGATAAGTTCAAACTTCGGGAAGCGTGCGAGTGCATACAAGATGAATAATCCTAAGCTCTATGCGTACTACAACGAAGCCAAAGGGCTTGTGGATAGTGAAATACAAAAGGTAAGTGCTTACGAGGGTGACGATGTGGCTCAGGCACTCAACGTGGCACGTAAGGCCTATAAGGAAAAAGTAAACATCTATGGAAACAAAAGTGAATACTCTGAAATACGCAAGGCGATGGAGAGTGACAGACCCAATGAGGCTATAGCTTCACTGCTTAAAGGCGACAAAGGGCTTGACAATGCCAATATGCTAAAGCAAGAGTTAGGTGGTAGTGAGTCTGGTGATGCACTTATAGGGGCGTTGGGTAGAAAAGAGCTTGATGATGCTCTAGCGAATGTAAATATGAAGTCGCCTAGCTCTTTAGCTAAGGTTCTCTCTTCTGACAAGATGAAAGTGGCTAAACGCTTGTTGGGTGAAGCGTCTAGTAAAAAGCTTGATGATATAGCAACACTCTTTGAGATGATGGGACGTACCGAGAAACTACTCTCTGGTGCTGGGTCTGAGATAGCGTCTGCAAGTGCTGCTTCTTTGCCGATTAAGATTATGCATGGTATAGAAAAGCTGATGGTGCGGTTACAACAAAAACGACTGTTTGGTAAAGTGTTTGACAACACGCTTGCACAGGAGATGTTGCACAAAACACTTAAGGCTTCACAAGATGCGAGTACACCAAGAGAGTTTAAAGTCGTAGATAACTTTTTAAAAAGAACCGCGAGAACGATAGAAAAAGAGACGGGTGAGGACTTTTCTGACATCTACGACAAACGCAAGATACAAAAGGCCGCTATAGTAGAACGTAAAGCCAAAGAGGCAGAGGCAGAGGCACTTAAGCGTGAAGTAAAAACCTTTAAAGTGCCAGAGCTTGCAGAACTGCGAGCCGTGGGTAAGACTGCGAACAATGAAGACGTGGTACTGCTCAATCATTCTATAGGACGCATACAGCAAGGTACGCAAACACCTGTAGATGTAGAACGGTACATTAAGGCTAGAAAGTCTTTAGATGAGGATACCTTTTTTAAAGCCTATGAAAAAGAGAAGGTGCTAGAACTACCTGCTAAGTACAGGACTGAAAACATACCTGAGTCAGTAGCGAACATCAAAGAGCTTAGAGACTATCTGATGAGTAACCCTGAGCTAAAGTATGGTAATGAGTTAAGCCCTGCTTCTGTCAATGCTTTGGTACGTGACCTAGAAGAAGAGGGTGTACCTAGAAGCATGGCACACGATACACTCTATGATGAGCTTAAGTCTATGCACGCGGCGTTAAAAGACCGTATAGATGAAGCATATACCCCCAAACAAACCGCCTCAACCGAACACGTACTTGAAGAGCCGTTAGATGCCAATGGTAATGCACTGTTTGCTAAAGGGATGGATCACCTTTTAGTAGGTGGAGTGGCTGGTGTGAGTGAAGATGAAAATGGAAACATAACTTTTGACCCCGAGAGGTTCATACTAGGTATGGGTGGTTATACTGCGGTGAAGGCTTTGGCTAAGAACCCACGCGTAAGACAAGAGGTGAAGGACTTGGCTTTGTTTGCTTTGGAGAAAGCAGGTAACAAATTAGAAGGGTCTGTCTTTGATACGCGTTCATTTATGGCTCCTCTTGAATCGTTTGGGCGTAACTTTGCTAAATATAAGTCAGAACCTAAAAAGGCCATAGCCAAACTCATGAAAGAAAAAAATGGTCAAGTCAAAGGTGCTCTGTATCATCCTTCATTAGGAGAGATAGACTTAGTATGGGGGAAAGTTTTAGACCCTAAAGAACATACTGGGTATGGACTTGCTCACATCATCGATAAGCATGGTGAGGAGGTAGCGAAGAGACTTGATGACATTGTTATGGGTGGAAAGATAATTGAGGCAAAAGGTAACAGAGTTGTTTTAGAGAATGGTGATGACTTAGGTGTCGTTGCGATGAGATGGAATAAAGAAGATAAGAACTGGGTAATTTCAGCTTATGAGCCTGAGAAGCAGATTTCTACCGATGCTTCTACTTTGGCTGGGGAATCGGATAATCTATCCCCAAAGGCTGAGTTTAGTATAGCACAGAATACAAAGAATGTCAAAAAGGACACCAAATGACAAAACAACAACGCATAAACTACCTACAAGACATTTGGGATGAGGCGGTAAAACTTACTTGGCACTCACGCAGAGAAGCCAGAGAGATGTACGAGTATCTACGTGGTAATCAACTCCCCGATGATGTCATCGCTACGTTAGAGAGTAGAGGACAGCCTATACAGTGGGAAAATGTGATACAAGAGATAGACACATCCATAGAGGGGATGAAGCTCATGACGCGTACAGAGCTTAGTCTCACGAACCGCCACCCTGAAGATGAAGAGCGTGTGAAGGTGATGGAGAGCATACACAAATCTACACTGGATGCGCCTGAGTGGTGGGAAAACAAGGCACGCTCTGACTTGGACTTGCGTATAGTGGGACTTTCTGCTATAGAGACAGTACTTGTGAACATGGATGAGTTTGATGGTCAAGGTAAACGGCTTAGAGAGATGAGGCACGACTACTTGCCTGCGTTAGAGTGTTATATAGATATGTACAGCCGTAAAACTGACTACTCTGATGCAAGATACTTCCATCATAGCCGAATGTATGACAAAAAAACATTGGTACGAAAATTTGGTGCCGAAGCCAAGAAGCTTGAGGAAGATAACTACGGCATGTGTAGAGTAACACGTACATGGTACAGAGATGGGGACACGATACGCATCGCGACATGGTATGGTGATGTAGTGCTTGAAGATATAGCGCAACCATACACGAAGACCAAAGGCAGATTTTCAGTGGCAGTAAGACGTACCAAGATTACGCATGTTCGAGAGTACGTAGGGATGTACCGAAACGTCAAACCTTTCCAAGACAAGATAAACAACATGATGTTAAGACTCATCAACATGCTAGGCTCTTCTAAACTGCTTGTGGAAGCTTCAGCAGTGGCAGACATAGACGTGTTTCAAGAAGAGTACAGTATGGACAACTCAGTGACGGTGGTAAACGACGGTACGTTGAAAGACAAACGCATACAAGACATACGCTTGACTAACGACATTACACAGCTTATGAGTCTGGTACAGGATGCGAGGCGTAAGGCATTGCAGATTATGGGGCTGAACCCTGAGCTACTAGGTACAAGTACCATCCGACAAAGTGGTGTAGCGTTGGAAATAAAGCAGAATGCAGGCTTAGTAGGGTTACAGAAGTTTCTTACTACAAGTACAGAGATGGACAAGGACTTGCTAGAGTTAGACTCTGGCATCATGCAGCAGTATTTTACAGCAGAGCAAGTCTTTTCCATCACTGGGCGTGAGGGAGTCAAGGAACATTTCTACCTAAACGAGTACGAACGTGATGCTACTGGACGTGTGATGTTTAAAGATGGTGTCCCTATGCAGCAAAACATCCTTTTTGTCGGGCGTTATGACCTTACCATAGACCAAGTGCCATTCAACAATGGAAGTTCAGATGCCAAGATGAAGTCATGGGCTGAGATGATGAAGATTATCCCACCAGAGAAAGCAGCAGCTCTCATACCTAGTATGCTTAGAGATGTAGGCTCTGCACAAGCAGATGAGACAAGAGACATACTAGCTAAGTTAGATGCACAGGCAGCGCAAGCCCCACAAGGTGAAGACCCTGCGATGCAACAGATGAAGCTACAGATGCAGACTATGCAAGCGAAGATAGAAGAGATGGTGTCTAAGGCGAACTTGAACAATGCTAAGGCTGGGGAGATAGCAGGAAGTAAAGGTACTGAATAGAGCTGTTTTAAAACCGTGTGATTGTACTAATTATGCGAGTATGTGGTAAGACTTAGGCTCTCGCCTTTGTCTTGTCAAGCCTAAACACTTCTAGGCACACCTCTAAGAAATAGGCATACACCTCTACCAAGTCGTCACTTATCGCTGTTGCCTTCATGAGTCTGGTGAGGCGTGGCTGTGGTAGTTTGTGTAGCCACGCTGCGTAGGCTGTGAAGTTTACGTCTTCGTTGTTGCGTCTGAATTCTTCTTCTATCTGGAGTATATTGTTTTTGGTTAATGTTTCCATGATTCACTCCTACAGTTCTACTGTGCGTAAAAAAGACATAGCTGCATAGTATCTCTCACGTGGTATTTCGTGGTAACTGCTTACGTCAAAGTGTTTGTTTAGCTTTATAAACACCGCAGGGATGGCAGACTCCGAACTGATGCCTATCTTGTTTGCTAGTATGCGTCCCTGGTCTGTTGCTTCTTGTCTAAGTACTTTAAGCTGGTCTTTGTCTAGTGGTAGGTTCTGTATAACCTCTGTAGCCGTGTCTATGACCGCTGTGGCTTTTTGTAAGTAAAACCCTGCTCTTTTATGTTCTAGCTGATAGCTGTCGAACTTCTCTTCAAAGGCGTTGAGTCTAGTGTCTATGTGGGCGGTGAGTTCTTCTTTTATCCCGTCTAGGGCTAAAGTGTTGCCTTTTAGCTGTGCTATGTAGTCCCTCTCTATCTTGATGAAGTGGTCACGATAGGCTTTTGCTTTTTTGCTTTGGCTCATCATGGCGATGTGCTTTGCAGACTCTATGGTGAGGAGGTACTCTTTTTTATATTTTGCACCAGATACCTGCTCGTCCTTTTGGGTGAGCAGGGCAAAATCTTTGTTTTCTTCTAGGTCAGCTCTTCTGATTTGGGCCTTTATCCAACCGCTGAAGTCTTTAGAAACATTTAGTCCATCATGTAAGTCTCTAGCATTTACACTATTAGCTTCTTGCCCGCCTATGTGGCTAGGTATAATTTGAATTAGTGGTGAATGTTGTGTGGGTGTGTTCATTATATAATCCTTTCAATAATACGATTATTCATATTATATTTAGAATTATATTGGAATATTTGTATTAAGTCAAGTGTAACATACGATTATTCTAATTAAGTATAGTTTTTATTAGAATAATCGCACAAGATAGTGCTATTGCTACGATTATTACTTTATTGTAAAATGGACTCGGGTATCTCATAATTCTTTGATTACTGAGTACGCATTTTTTATAGAACTTAATTTATTTTTCAATTCATTATTTTCTATCATGAGTTTTAGGGCAAGTGCAGTCATTTTTGGAATGTTGCCTTTTACCCAATCGGATATACTTGATGGGCTTACCTCCAACATATCCGCCAACTCTTTCTGTGTAACACCAAGCTCTTTGCAGGTTTGTTTTACTATGTTCTTATCCATCTAGACTCCTTATGTTTTGAGCATTATATATCTTTCTGATATATAAGTCAAGGCTTTTATTTATTTTTTGCGTATAAATATATCTAAAACTTCTATGTTATACTTTTCTTTCATCATATGAAAGGAGAATATATGAAAAAAGCTTTATTTATGGTCTTTGCCATCATTGCACTTGTTACCACTGTTTATGCTTATGCACCTTTTGCAGGGTCAGATATAAGCGGAGATAAGAAGTTCTGCCATTATACAGACGGTTCGGTGGTAGTTGTGTACTATGCAGATATCTGTCCTATGTCTAATTGATATATAACAAGGTCATTTTCCGAAAGGATCATGACCCTATATAATGTAAGCATTACAATTTCGTTTTCATGTATGTCAACATCTTCTCTAAAACTTCATCCTTTACATCATCATCCAATGCATCAAAAGTCTTAGCTATCTTTATGGTGCGTTTGTCTGTGCCGTAGTTTGGTAGGGTCTGTGCAACATAACTGCTTATCTCTTTGCTTAGCTCAGGGGTGAGAAATTGAGGTTTTATCTGCGTGGGTTTGTATTTCTCTCCTTCTCCTGTAATAAGCCAGTCCAGATGTACATTGTTTTTCTCTGCTTCTACGCGTAAATGTTTGTCTGGTATGTGGTCCCTTGCCATCCAGTTGTCATAAGTCCCTAATGAGACATCCATCTTCTTCGCCAAATCCACTCTGGTTTTTACGCCATAAATGGCTTTTAGTCTGTCTATTATGGGTGCTATTGTTCTTGTTTTCTTCATTTTTTATACCTTTTGTGGAAAAAACTACAAAAAGCCTTGACTTATATATCAAAAAGATATATAATGCTCTTATGTTTATGTTATACCAAAATATAACACGAAAGGAATTACAATGAGCTTGACACCAAGGGACATACTTCGCATAGAAGATATGGAGAGTAGAGGGATTAGCATTATTGATAATCTTGATTTACTCTTGCCTGAGGACGTAACGCTTGACTTTCTTAGTGGGGTATGTAACAAAAGCAGAGATACCTTACGTAAGTATCTTGTGAGAAACTATGTGGACGGAAGAGATTATCACCAAAAGGTAAAAGGTGGTAAACTATATGTTGCGAGAGCAACTGCACTTGAGATAAGGAGACATTATGTCAAATAATCCAGGTACAAGAATAAAAGGTAAAGGGTGGTTCGTAAATGATTACGGTGTCATTTATGTGCAAGGCTCTGTAGAGAAGAAGTTTTATAGAAAATCTACAGGTATGGAGCATACCCCTAGAAATGAAACATATATTAAGAAAAATCACCGTGAGGTTCTTTTACAATTAGTCAATAAAAATAAGCATGAAGTGAGTAGTGATTTTGCTACTTTTGGGCGTAGTGTGGTAGAGGAAGGGGTGAAACAAGATGGGATAAAAGGCGGACGTGGTGTACAAGACCAACGTGACGCACTCTCTAAGTTTGATAGACTTATTTTACCCTATTTCAAAGCATACTCTCTTGAAGATATAAAAGTGTTGCATATAGAAAAATGGCAGAAGTCACTGTTGGAGAAGTACTCTTCTTCTACTGTGAGTAAGTGTCGTTTTTTAATGAAACAGATTATGCATAAAGCGTGTGCGAATGATTTGGTGCTCAAAAACCCAGTAGAGTATGCAGCCAAGCTTGAAGTGGTGCATGAAAAGCAATCTGCCTATAGCGTGCAAGATGCGTTGAAAATGATGAAAGAATCTAAAGGTTTTATGCATACATGGCTTAATCTTGCTTTTTGTACAGGCATGAGGACAGGTGAGATGATGGGTCTTATGTGGGATGACATAGACGAAGAGTATTCATGTATTTATCTGCAAAGGTCTGTCACAAAAGGACGTATGACCATAGGGAGTAGTGGAAATAAAAACCACAGCCGTGTCGTGCCTCTTTTACCACACGTATTAAAAATATTACTCGATGCCAAAAAGCAGGCTAAATCTAAGTGGATATTCCCAAGTAGAAAAGGTACGTACTATAGTGAGTCTAAGGCAATTATCAAGGTTCATTTTAAGCCGTTGCTTGAAGAGTTAGGAATAGAGTATATTACTCTGTATGCGACGAGACATACTTTCTCTTCTATTGCAGATAATGCGATGGTGAATGCCCAGGCACTGGATGCTATGATGGGGAACAGTGAAGAGGTGCGTGACAAACACTACAATACTTTTGCGATGACAAGAGAGAGAGCGGACGAAGCTCAAAGAAGTTTAGACGCTGTAAATAATGTATTTTTTGCAGACAATCAAGCAGAGGTGAAGTAATGAAAACTGCCAACTTACTGCCAAGTCGTTTTTTTATTTTTGTGCAAAGTGCGTGTGGGCGTGACTTTGGCATTTTAGAGAGAAAGTCTCATAAGCCGGAGGTCGGG